CCATAAACCGCAAAGTGTTTCTTGAACCACGGCGACTTCGGGAGGTCACGCATCCAAATCGCGTGAGCGTCACGATGCGTTAGGTTTTCTGTTGTTCCCGAAATTTTACCTTGTTCAATGGTGTACTTTGCTGTCGAAAAAGTCACAGCCGTCAGTGGTCCGGTCGTTGTCAAAGTCTTAGCGTAAAAATAACCATCCACTGTTTGAGTGGCAATAACCGTATGTACCTCGTCACGGAATGCACTACCGACCTGCGTTTCGCTTGCTGGGATTGTGACCAAATCACCGGTCGATAAGTATGAGCCGTCGTTGCGACTTGGTGCCGATGAAAAGCGTAGGTACAGGTAGCCGGATTCGGCACTTGTTCTTGGGGATGTTGATTGGTAGCCCGTGAAGTTCGCCGATGTTTCTGCCGTATAGGTCATACCGCTGATTGTGAGAAGTTGGCCGAAACCTGTCGGTCCCGAACCTACTGCGCTGATTGTCACGCCGTTCTCGTTGTGATTGTCAAACCCGAATAGGTCCGGTGTACTGCTTGTCGTGTAGGAGGTTCCAGCGTATCGCATAATGACCTGTGCGTCACCACTGCTTGTCGCTTGGGTGATACCGGCGACCTCGTACCCCAACCATCCATCTTCGACATTATTCGGTCCCGCCGCATCTTCGTTGTTGTACATTTGGATTGGGTGTCCCGAAAAAATGGTGGTGCGTTGCCCTTCAAGTTCTTTGTAGGAAGTCGAAGACTCAAAGCCGATAGACGGAAGACTGCTCTCCAATTGGGCCGCACCCATAAACATTGTATCGGACAGCAAAGCCAACTCTTCCTTTCTCGCAAGAACTTGGTCGCCACTACCAAGACCGATTTGACCGACTTCCCAAGACGAAATCTGTCTGTCGAGAATCGAAAGAGAATCGCGAGCCGCTACTGTTATTTCCCTTGTTCTTGACGAAGCATCCTGTGCTAAAGAAACACCCTCGATGATACCGTTCCACAGTGGTCGGTGAATGTTATCGTTGAACATCAACAACCGCCAATCTGTAATATCGTCGTTGAGGAACCACGGTGTCAAATTTTGTTCAGTGTCGTCGTCAAGTATTTTGATTGTTGCTGTACTGATTCCGTTCACCGGCATATCACAAGACCATTCTCCAACGGAAGACCTATCTCCACGATTGTCGGGCGTATCGGTCAACGGTCGGTAAAGAGCGAATCGGTCGATTAGTGTTGCGACAACACATTTGTTTGATGCACTACTGTTGGGAACAACAAACATTTCCCATCCCGTCAACTCGCTGGCCTTGAAAGCGGCGGAGGTGTCGGTATTGTTTGCCATAGCGTACCCTCCGTTGTCACCAGCAGTGTATGAGCCTGCTGTTGGGTTGGTGGCTGTCACTTCGGTCCCTTCGTGGTACACCTTGAACTTATTATTAGTGAAATCTAACTTGAAGTCTAAGTCGTACCACGGGTCGCGGTTTGGGTCACGCAAGTCCTGTTGTCCTAACCAATTAACATGGTAAAGACTTTCGTTCCCGCTTAGTCCTGTCCCGTCGTGAGGTACAAAAGTCCAATTGATTGCCGGTGTTCCTCCGCCTGCTCCGGTAGTACCGAATGTGGTTGAGGTTGGGAAGCCGACTTTCAAAGTGTATTTGACTTCCGCCCCCGATTCAACAGGGTCCGGGTTAGAAACAGTGGCATTTCCGAGCATCGCTTGGGAACACATACGGATTGTAAAAAAGTCACCGTCGGATTTACTGTTGAGATTAGCGGAGGATGCGATAACCGGTCGGTATTGTCCGCTTGGTGCGACATTGTTGACTTGGTGTGCAGTGTCGTCTGCAAGATAGGTCGTGACAGCCAAGAATGTTTTTCCCGCATTACTTTTTATCGGAGAGAAAATTACTTCGGGAGTATCTTCGTAGGCTGTTGTTGCACCTGTCGTGGCGTTGTATGCGTTGCACTGAATCCTCTCACCCATCCATACACCTGTTAGTTGGGCGTGTTGCATAAAGTCGGGAAGTGTGCCGCTACTGATTCTGCCGGATTGTAGAGCGGGCCAATTCCGAGGATTCCAATTGTATTTTGTTGTTCGACCGAAGGTGGGGTCGGTGTCACCGGAAGGAATGTAGTATCGGTTTGATGAATCGTAGGAAGACGACATGAGAAGGTAGGTATCGTCGCTGTTGCTATTGCCTGCTTTGTTGTATCTCACCCGATTAGCATTGACAAGAGTGTTAGGGTACTGTAATTGCGCTCTCCCACCCCAATTCTCGCCCTTTCCGAGCCGAATAGAGTCAAGGGTAGCCCAGCGAGAAATGCCGTCGTTAGAGGCTAAGTAATTGGTCGAATTTGAGAACTCGCTATTGTTGGCTCGGTCCCGAATACTCCATCGGTATCGAGGACTAAGCGTGGCTTCTCCGTTGAGAATGTTGCCGTGGTGGGTTTTGGTGGAGTCGTATGTCCCTGTGGTTGACGGTTGGTTGCCATCGTCTGCGATAACTTTGGAGCCGGACCAATCTTCGTAGGAGCCTGCGAGCCAAAACCCGTATTTGCTTGTTGCTGTTCTTGACATTTTTCTCACTCTTACTGCGCTATGTTCAAACCACGAGAGTTCAACTGTTGAATCACCTGCTTGGTAATCTCGTTTGCCGCTTGTCCCGTAGTCATGCCGTTGAAGTTGTTCGTCATAATCACCTCGGTGGTGTTGATGAGCGTTTCAACTCCCTTGTTGACGACCTGCTTTACCATGTCGCCTGTAATGTTTCCTTTTGCCATACCGAAGAACATTTCTTCACGGGCGTTGCTGAACTCAAACGCCGCTTCCTTTGCCGCTTCTATTGGGCCAATAATACTTTCTTGAATACCATCTGCGAAACCACCAAGACTCAATGCACTCATGTCTGTTTCGATGAAATCGGTAAGGTCGGCCATGAAATCTTCTGCCGTTTCTGCTTCTTTGGCTAAGTCCATGATTGCTCCTTGGAACTCTTCGGGGATTGCCGCAAACGCATCTGCGTAAGCGTCTTCTAAGCCAAAAATCTCTTTTTGGGCACCACTGTACATCAAGTCTTCGTCGCCCATTGATGTAGCCCATGTGTACTTGCTAAACAGGTTATCAAAGAATCCAAAGTTCTCTTCGGCTTGTGCCAAGTCTTGACCAGCCTGTTGATAATCCTTTACCAACCCAAATACTTCTTTAAGGGCGGCTTGGTCAGTCGTCAAGGTTTCTGCCGCAGTGAGATTTTCTATGTCTTTCAAGATAGCGTGTTCTTTCATCAAAATATCAAGTCTTGATTGATATGCCTTCTTGACGGTTTCATCGCTTGCTTCGGCGATTTTTCTTTGTAGGTCTTCGATACCGTATTCCATTCGGTTTGTAGCATCGGAAAGACCCTTTAGGTCGTAGTCAAGATAGGTGTCCATCATATCTTCGTACTCTTCCTTAGTGTAGTTGATTGCCTGTCCAAAGTCCATCATAGCGTCGGCCATATCGTCGGTTTTGTCTTTTCCAGCGAATAGCCAAGCAAGCAACGCTGTACCACCAATGACAAGCGCACCAAGACCCGTCATCATAATTGCAGTCTTAAGACCTTTAAGGGAAAAAGTAAGATTATTTACTCCGCCTGCGGCGGCGTTTGCTCCTATCATAAGTCCGTGTGTCTGCTTGGTCAATGCAAACATTTGAATCATCGAAGGAATCATAGCAAGATTCATCAAAATCATGCTTGCTCTTGCCGACCTTTCGCTGTCGCTGAACATACTGAATCCCATTGATACTGCGCTTAGTATTCCCGAAGTCTTCATTAGCATGGCTTGCTGTCGCATAGAAGACTGTACCGTCAAATCCTGTTGTGTTTTCACCTGTGCAAATGTTTGAGCGAATAACTTCATCTTGGGAAGAATCTGCATAATCTCTTGTTCGTTGAGATTGTACGCCGCCGCCAACTGTTGTGCGGAAATCACCATAGCGTCAACAATTGCTTTGTTTTGCTGTTCGGTGTTTGACTTCATTTTGGTAATCTCGTTGAGTCTTGTGGAAGCCGCCGCAAGAATAATCTCGCCCTGCGTCTGTCCCTTTATTTCTGTTTCCATAGCGTTTGCCAGCAAGACTCTTTTACCTTCGTCGGAAATCAATTTGCTCATCAGTTGTGACTGTTGTTGCATTTGTTGTATTTGTTGTTCTCCTAAAAATACTTCACCGGTTTTTGCGGCTTGATTTTCTTGTGTGTAAAAACCAAGCCGTTGCATTAGGATGCCACGATTCATTTCAATATCTTCCAATACCCTTGCATTTTCTATTTCGAGCATTTGCTCGGTCTTTTTCTTTGCCGCCGAGTTAGACATTACTTGGTCAACCTGTGTTATCCTCTTGAAGTGACCATCGTCAATTCTTTTTTGAGCCATTTCCTCAATGCTCATCAGTTGTATTTTGTCAAGTTGGTCTAATTTTTCTATTGTCGCTATTCTTGCGGTTTGGGTTCTTTGTGCGACTATTCTTCTTTCTGCATCAGTCAAAGCGTTTGCTGTTTGTACACGGGTTTGTTCGGTTTGTAGTGTGATAATTTTAGTCTGCAAGTCTTGCTTGCTTGTTTGGGCCTGTTTCAATTCTTCCGTTGTCAATGCTCTTGACATTTGTGCGTTTGCCGACCGCATCATCATTTCTTGATTTTCCATTGAAATTTTCCCTATGCTTATTTGGGTCAATTGTGACATTTTGGATAACTCGGCATCAAGCATATCCATAGAAATTCTTTGCATGGCGACCTGTCCACCGTATGCGCTTGACCTAACCAATTGTTCGTTGTTCATAGCACGAGCAATTTGTTGTTGGGTTCGCATCGACACATTGAGGCTCATCATGTTAAGTTGCGCTTCCACAATAGGAGCGTATAATTTTCCTAATTGTTGAGCCGTGAACATACCTTCGATTACGCCTCGATATATCTCATTTTCTTCTGCAAATTCAGCAAAGGCAAAGTTAAGGTCTGCCTGTGCTTTTGTCGCTCTAAGAACAGCGGGAGTAAAGACCGCACCAACTGCCGCCTTAGCGTTGACAAGTCTTGCTTCTTGCTCCTTCAATTGGAACGAAACATCTGCCATTTTCTTGTTTAATTCTTCTTGTGCTGTGTCGAGTTCTCCAACCGCTTGAGTGTCTAATTTGACTACACGGCGGTGGTTTTCAAACAACTTGATTGCACGAACATAGTGGTCGTTTCCAGCCATAGCCTGTGCGAGAGCCAATTTGTCAGCATCCTTGAGGTTGCCATATCGCATAGCAACATCGTTTAAAATATCTTCCATGCTACGCAATTCGCCGTTAGCACCTTTGACTTCGATACCATACCTCTTAAGAACTTCTGCGTTGTTTCCTGTGTTGGCACCAAGACGGGCATACATCATCTTGAGCGCACGACCAGCCTTTCCTTGTTCTTCACCAGCCTCAATCAAAGTGGCGGACATAGCGGCCATGTAAGCCGTCGAATCACCAGCCAATTTACCGGAAGATGCGAACTGATTCATAACATGGGTAATCTGTGACATGGTTGCCGCAGAACGGTTTTCGATTGTGTTCAGTTGGTTGAGCATCCGAATGCTGTTTGCTCGGACTACATTTGCTTTTTGCTCCGAGGTCATTCGGTCAAAGTTAGCCTTTTCCAAATCACCGTACATGAAGCCTGTCTGCTGTTGAAGCGAAATCATTTTCTTCATGGCGTCTTCTGTTTCCATGCCACCAATCATACCGAACTGCATACCAATCTCGGTAGCCGCAACAGTCGCTTTGCCACCACCAACAATGTCGGATAACTGCGCCATCTTAGCACCAGCGACAAGGGCTTGGTCACCACTAAATGCGTATGTTTCACCGAGTTCTATGATTGCTTCTGTTGCCATATCAACATCTGTAAAGTTGGCGAACTTTTCAAATTCAAGTCGGGCCGTGGCTATTTCTTGAGAAAGGGGAACTGTGCTATCAACAAGCGAATCCATTTGGTCGGAAATCAATTGGATGCTTTCGGTGATACCGGAAAGACCATCCAGCACAAGACTTTGCAGAACAGTAATTTTTGCCTGTGCGTCACCAATCAAACGGTTGGCTTGGAACGACCCGACAACATCGAAGAAAACACGGGATGCACCGGCTCGCAAAACGAGCATAGTGACCATCGCAAAAACAGCGACAATTGGTGCAAAGGAAAAAATAAGGCTTTGAATCACTCTCTCCACCTTCACTCGCTACGCTTCGCTATGGGAACGCCAAGGCTCCTTAGCATGTCCATCCCTTCACTGTCACTTAACAGTTCTCGCTGGGCCTGTCTTTGTTTGCGTCGGGCTACCATTGATTTGCCGTCAGTCTTTTTTGCCTGTTTAGTGGCTTCTGCAATCCTATCTTGCATATCCATAGCCACAAGCAAATCAAGAGTCAATAGGTCTTGACCGCCTTCGCAGTCATACTTGTCCCACAAATCCGAGGGTAGCGTACCTTTGTACGCCATGCACAGTGTTGGTGCTACTCGGAAGAATTGTCCAAAGGGATTGCACCCTCCGGGTCGTCGCCACGGACAAAGCCAAGAATCATTCGTAGTTCACTGCTTGTTAGGTTGTCGGCATCAAAATCTTTAGGGGAAATAATACTCATTGGCACCCATTCACGGATTTGGGATTCCATTCCAGCACCTTCTGTTTCGAGGGCTTCTGCAAATTGTGCTTGTTGTTCATCGGTCCAATTTGTCGGGTCAACACCAAAGTGGATATGGTCACGAAAAACCTTTGCTTGGATATTTTCGATTCGCAATTTGGACATACCACCGGCTTGTCGCACAGTGATTTTTGTTCCATCATCAAGTTCAAATTCTTTTGTTAGTACGGGCATCTTTTCTTCACTTCTCTTTCCTTTTGGGGGAATACTACTCTCATGCTATGATAGCAACAATGGTACAGGTTATGTGGTTGCTATCCTTTTTTCTCGTTGTTGAGCAATTGATGATAACATCATCGTTTGCTATTGCGGCCCGTAGAGCCGTTTGTACTGCGGCGGCAGTACCTTCAAAATGCAAAACATTTAATTTTGTTTTGTCGGGAATGGTTGTTCCACCGTTGTGTGCCAACTAAATCACCTCAAGCACTGTATGCGGCGGCTCGGTCATTCTTAACAACAATGTCCATCATCTTATTGTCAACGCTGTCGTAAAGGGCCACAAACGGTACCGAGAAGGTTTGACTGTCACGACCGGACACATTTGCGTCGGGTGCTTCAAATCGAATCTTGTAAAAGTTGAATGTCACAAGGTCAGCGGTGGACTCGTCACCGAATTGACACTTTAGTTCAACACCGCTACCGGAGAACTCAAGACCGTCTGCGGAAACCAAAGCGGTATAGGTTGGGTTGCTTGCTCCGGCTCCGGTGAATAGGATTCGGTTGAACTCAATAGTTCCGCTAATCTCACGGCGTTGTGCTGGTGGAGCGCGAACATAGGTTGGGCTACCAAGACCGCAGGCCGCATCGCCATCACGGTTAAGGGTAATGTCAAACGAAATTGACTTCACAGCATCGGTTGCTGTTGTGTCACCGTTGAAAAAGACCTTTGCATCGGAGAAGTAAAGAGCAGGCTTTGTATCGGGGAATGCGGCAGTCAATCCGCTAAGTGCGCCTTGGCTGTCTTCCGACTTACCCATGAACGATGCGCTCACAGTAGCGTATTCGTTGATTGCGGCGTTAATACCCAAAGACTCAACAACCACACCCTTGTAGTAGTGAATCTTCTCTTCA